AAGCATTGAAAAACTCGTACTCACAGTTACAAAAATTGTTTGTAACTTGCAAGATTTATCTTGTATTTCTCTTCTAATTGAGTCACTCGTTTGGCCATTCCTTGCAGCAAGATCACTAAGAAAGGTGATGTTCACCCAAAAGGAATGGTATAGATTCGTCAATTCTTTCAGTAAAACTGCAAAGACTCTCCGAAACTATGTGAGTGCCGACACACGAGAACAATCCTTTATTAAATATTGGACTGATCGATATGTCTGTCAAGCAGCTGGTGAAGATAATCTTCCCAAGCGGCCTGATTGGCTCATTGATCCTTTGTTTTCTGGTTGGTGTAAAACTTTCATCGCACGCATGATAGCACGTAAGGATTTCCGCTTTTTGTATTCATTACAAAAGGGATCCAAACAAATGTGGCCTCCATTAAAGGAAGCGAACATGGCTATGGCTATCGCTGATTCAAAATCAGCGATTGGACGCGATAGAGAGTTTATCTCGGATGAACTTAGACAAATGGTTACTAAAGTTTCGAAAGAAATCTTCGGAGGTCCATTTGATAGTCAAGGTAACCTTTCAGGTTACACTAAGTTCATGCCAAGTGGTTCTGCCTGCTTACAAGCTTCCCGAAGAATCGGGGGAGCGTTAAGTCTTGTAGAACCTTACCAACCACCTCATAATAGAAGGAAAGACCCCAGGGGTCTCCTTCCTGTTCTTAACCATTCTATTGAAGAATGGCGTAAGCAACAATATGAGGGTGTCCTTGACAGAGCGTTGCAAAAGCAGCAGATTGCTACTTCATCAGGTGATCACAGTATTTTCGATGTTAAATTCGTCGGACTGTATGAACCTGGTAAGATTCGCCCCATCTCTATTGGAGATGGTGATATCTATACGGCTTTGCAACCTATTCAAGGACGGCTACTCACAAAGTGGAAAAATACTATTTTTTCCACAATGAGAGATGACGATCTTTACGATCGTGTTTGTAAGATGCATCATGAAGTGGATGCACCTTATTTTTTCAGTGTAGATTATAAGTCCGCAACGGACTTTCTGAAGAGAGAGATGACGGACGCATCTTTAGAAGCTATTCGCGAATGGCCTCTCTATCAGTTACTTTGGGATTCCATGAATCTCGGTAATATAATCTATCCTGATGGTAGTGAAGTTGAACACTTAGAGGGTCAATTTATGGGACATCCTTGTTC